TTCGTCACAGGATACGGCCAGTTCCGCTCAATGTCCAAAGAGTTGGGAATAATTCAAAAAATACTTGAAAATAAAGTGTCAGATACCTGATACATGGTTTCCCCTGATGATTGAATAGGGATATGATTGTTTGCATTGATCCTGGCATTCTCGGGATGCAACAATACCTCTGTGTGGGAATGAGTGAGGCAGGTCCCACGTCCATAAAGAGAGTTGATTCCCCTCCTGAAGGATCTTGGATCTTGGGAGATATCGATGCAGATCTATCGATCGATCTCTTGGCACACGTTTCTGGAGTTTCACTACCAGAGTTAATACCTCTTGAGCACCAGCAATCTCTGCGATATGTTTTGGGAGGCAGCTTCGAGAAGACCGAAATCCCCTGGCATTGGGTTTTACCTGACCATATTTTTAAAACACGCTTCCGAGAGCTACTGGGAGCTGTCTGGAGACTATTGGATACTGGGTCCATGGATTACTATACGTCTGTGATCAAGTCCACCAGAAGCTGTCTGGGGAGGCTAGAGAGAGCGTCGATCGATAGAGACCTCTGGGATGAGCTTGGACAGGAGACTTCGGAAAATCGAAAGGTCCTTAAGTCGTTTGCTCCTGATGCGTCGGGATTTGCAGAAAAGGCAACTTATAATCTGGATGCTTCTTTGACAGGTAGGATGTCTATCAAGTCAGGCCCAGAGATTCTTCGCCTAAGACGAGATCTACGACAAATCATTCGATCTCAATATGAAGGTGGATCACTATTCTTTCTTGATTTCACATCACTGGAACCTCGAATAGCGCTGGCAATTCAAGGAATCAACCCTCCCAGGGATATTCACAGTTATGTGTCTAGCGAGATCTTGAAGGGGGAATTTGAGAGACCTGATGCAAAACATGCTGTCAATTCCATCATATATGGTTCAGGGCCTTCTACATTAGCGAAGGCATTGAATATTTCTACGTCTAGAGCAAGAAAAGTTCGAGATAGCGTCTCGAAGTACATGGGCGTAACAGCGAGAACAGCAGAGCTTGTAAGAGAAGCAAACGATACAGGGAAGATCATCAATCCAAACGGAAGAGTCATCCTTGCTAGCGAAGCTGCTCCGCACCAATTATTCAATTACTTGATTCAATCTACAGGTGTCGATGTTGCAATGACAGGGTTTTCTCAAGTATGTGATTTAATTGATGAACGAAATTTTCGAATAAGACCAATTTTCGTCATTCACGATGCCTTGGTCCTGGACGTTCACCCAAACGACAAAGACAATTTGATCGAACTTTCAAGAGCAGCGGAAACAATATCTGGTTTTGACGTTAGATTTTTTACAAGTCTCGAGGAGCTTTAGCATGAGTTACTGCATTAGTGAAGATGCGATTATGAATAATTGGAAAACGTTCCGAAGACTCTGTAGCAAGACAGGCGATAGATCAGATGCTATCACTGCAATGGTCGACGAACTGGAAGATAGAGCAGCTCTCGCTCCCGCATCTAGCAAAGGTAGTTATCATGCAGCATATCCTGGTGGACTTGTTGATCATAGTCTTCGTGTATTGAAAAATGCTAGAAAGATGCATGAGATGTTTAAGGATTTTTACGGAGACATTCCGCTAGAATCAGTTATTGTTGCGTGTCTTTTTCACGATTGGGGAAAGATAGGCGATGTTGGGGAAGATCCTGCAAACGATTATTACATTGCACAAGACAACGCTTGGAGACGCGATAATTTAGATGAGATGTATAAGATCAATTGGGATCTAACATACTTCAAAAATTCTGCAAGAGCAATGTATATTCTCCAATATTACGATATCAAACTAACTGAAGCTGAGTGGCTCTCCATCTATCTTAATGATGGACCCATGGAAGAGAAAAACAGACCCTATGCCATGAAAGAGCCCAGACTCGCTACACTAGTTCAGCAAGCAGATTATCTCGCTGCCTGCATGGAGAAGGCGGCCGCAGATGAAGCTTGATGAAATCCAATAGTACTATTAGAGACAAATCCTCAACAGAAAATATCATGAAGTACTTGAAGGCGCTAGGATGGCGTTTTGTAATTACGGATCATGATCAATCGTATTTTCACAAAGCTGAGCGTAAAGAAGATGGATTTTGGGTCAGGGGCCGAACCTCTTTTGAAGTCGCCATAATGGCATATCGTGTTTCTGAAAAGTCACCCATTGTTTTCAATCCCTCTTGGGGTCCTTGCAATATGTGTGACGGTGACGGATTTCAAGAGCATTCTTTCGACAAATGTGTTACGTGTCGAGGTCTAGGCCGAGTTTGGCAAGGATCAGTTCGCAAAAACGACGATCTTGAATTATTCTTGAAGTCTTTGTCAACCGCCCATATTTAGATGGGTGAGCTCCTATTTCGCAACAAATTATAGATCTGGCCGGGGCGTCGCTGTTCCCGCTGGCTCTCATAGAATCGATCACCAAAAACGACGCATAACAGGTGATCCACCCCGACGAGCATTTACTCCCGGAGAGATGGGATCACCATCAGCAAGCTTAAGTGTTACAGCTTCTCAGATTATGCAACGTGCCGGCGACAAATACTATACTGACGAGGATCAGGAAGAATTTGAAGAGTACATGCATAATCCTCCTTATGACAACAACAAGGTAGGACAGAATCATACTCGAGAAGCTGCTCTTCGCAGAAAGATTAAAGACATGATACAGGAAGATACAACTCCTCTCAATGTCGCGCTAGACGTTGTGGGTTTAATTCCCGGCCTCGGCGAGGTGGCTGATGCGACCAATGCCTATCTTTATGCCAAAAAAGGTGACTATCTGATGTCGAGCCTCTCCTTGATTTCTGTGATACCAGAGGTTGGAGATGCTATCGGGAAAAGTGGGAAATTGGCAATATGGTCTAAGAAGCTATCCCAGGGAAATCGTGCACAAAAGGCGCTGGGCAAAGGCCTAAAGGGCGCGCAGCGCATCGCACCGCACGTCGCCGCTGATGTTCAGAAGCTCAAGTCCCTTATCATTGCGAATAAAGAGATTATCAAGGCGATCTTTGAAAAGGCCGCAGAGAATAAGGATCTGAAGCCTTACGTTCCAAGAATTAAAAATGCGCTAAACGCATTTGTTGGTAGCGGTTCCAAAGTAGCTGAATCGCTTAGACGTCAAATCCGACATCTCGTCAAAGAGATAAAAGACGATGAGGATCTTCTTCTCAGCGAGCCCGACGATAAAAACGAAGATGAAGAATCTGAGGAAGTTGAAGAGATTTCGGCCGCCGGCGGCATCGCGGGATATTCACTTCCTCTGGGCCAAAAGCCGCCGAACCGCAAAAAAAAAGATAAGCCATCCTGGACCTATGCTGCCCGAGCATTTGGTGGCGCCTCGCGGGTAAAATAAGGGTCTAAAACATTTCAAAATTTAGTTCGTATTATTTTTCGAAACCGTTCAAAAAGCATGAACACTTGAGGGGTTTAAGGGTACATTTCTATACCAAAACACCATAAGAGAGAAAGATAATATGGCGATTGATTTTGAAAAAATTCGAAAAAAAGTAGCTCAACTTTCCGGAGATTCCGGTAACGACAAAAAGAAGATGTTCTGGAAGCCCGAAGAGGGCGAACATCAGGTTCGTCTCTTGCCCTTCACGGACAACGACGGCCAGCCGTTTAAAGAGCTTCATTTCTATTACGACCTAGTTCCGTACGGAATTCTTACACTTCATCAATTTGGAGAAGACGATCCGGTCCAAGAGATGATCAATAATTTGCGTGATGAAGGTACTGATGAAACCTTTGCAATCGCAAAGAAGTTGTATCCTAGCATGAGATGCTATGCTCCCGTGATTGTCAGAGGAGAAGAAAGCAAAGGTGTTAGGCTGTGGTCTTTCGGTTACAGTGCATACAAAGAGCTTCTGGCCCTTTTCCTGGATGATGACTATGGCGATATCACAGATACACAAGACGGCACAGACCTCAAGTTGACATTCAAGAAGAATCCAAAATTTAGGAATCCTTTCTTGGACAACATCAATCCACGAAGAAAGTCAAGTGTCTTGTCGCAGGATGCGCAGCAAGTGACTGACTGGCTTGATGCCACTCCGGATCCCCTTGACTACTTTGAAAAGAAATCATACGATGAGATTGCTAAGATCCTTAGCGACTGGATCAATGGTGGCACTTCTGATTCTGGAAATGACGGATCGACTCGGGGCGGAAAGTCCGCTGAGAAGACGACGTCAAAGTACCAAAGCTGAGAGCGGTGAAAAGGCTAAACCCTCTTCAACAGTAGACACTGATCTGGATAAGGCATTCGAAGATATCCTGGGGGATGAGGGATAATATCCAATGGCATCCAAAGACGTTGCACAAAACTTTACAAATGATTTTGATTCGGGCCCTGAACAAAGAGTCAGGGACCCGAGTTGCCTATAATTTAAGCGTAGATGATTCTCCGACACACGTTAAGCGGTGGATATCTACAGGATCTCGATTACTTGATTACATCGTATCAAATCGACGAAATGGNGGTTTGCCAGAGGGTCGTATTGTCGAAATCTTTGGGCCTCCCAGCATAGGAAAGTCTCACATAGCTACACAGATCGCAAGATCAACTCAGCGAATGGGTGGCATCGTAGTCTATATTGATACAGAAAATGCAACGTCAGTTGAAAATCTAGCAATGCTAGGCGTTGATGTTTCTAAACGCTTCGTCTACATTGACGAAAATTGTACTGAGAATGTCTTTAAGCACGCTGAGTCGACCATTGAGAAATCTCGATCGATGCAAAAAGACATTCCTGTTACAATCATCTGGGATTCCATCGCAGCTTCGTCTCCTAAAGAGGAAATTGAAGGCGACTATGATAAAAATTTGATGGGTGTCCAAGCTCGAGCGCTGTCAAAGGGAATTCCGAAAAATTACAAATGTCATCGGAAATCAGAGCGTCTTGCTCGTTTGTCTAAACCAGACTCGTACCAAAATTGGCGTAATGTATGGTGATCCCACCACAACGCCAGGCGGTGCTGCATTGCGGTTCCATGCGTCTACACGACTTAAGCTATCATCGGGAAAGCCCATAAAAGATAGCAAGACTGATGAGTCCATTGGTATCAATGTAACTGCTAAGACAATTAAAAATAAAGTTGCGATGCCTTTTCGAAATGCTTCTTTTCAAATTCATTTTGGCATAGGAATTAAAGAGCACGAAGAGATATTTGATATTTTGAGAAAGTTCTGTGCTGACGACGACGTCGACGACGGCTTTATCGACGCTGGTTCTGCTCTTGTAAAGATCGCCGGAACGGGCGCATGGAAAACAATGTCTGTAACAGACAAAGATTCGGGTGAAGTTCTTCATGAAAAGAAGTTCTATAAATCAGATTTTCATGAAATTTTAGATGACGAAGTCCTGGGACCGTATGTTGAAGATCTCTTGGAAGTTGTCATGATTCGAAAGATAAACATAGATGAAGTTGATATTGATGCAGAGTCTTTTAGTGAAGTCCAGGCTTTGACAGACGAATTGGAAAGATTTGATGAGTGAGGCTTCTTCAAGATCAATACTTTTGATCGATGCATATAGCCTTTTTATTCGACATTATCAAGCCAATCCTACGCTATCGCAGCTAGGTCACCACATGGGCGGCACAGTAGGATTTTTAAAGACCATCAAGTATGTCGTCGATCAGTTTCTTCCCGAGAAAGTTTTTGTAGTTTGGGAAGGTGGTGGTTCACCTCGTCGCAGAAAGCTGTACCCAGATTACAAGATCGGCCGTCGTCCTCTTCATATGAATAAATTTTTTGATGAAGATATCNCAGATACATATGAAAATCGAAATCGTCAAATAAGATCTCTGGTATCTTTTATGACAGATCTTCCAATTTGTCAAATCTACGTTCCTGACTGCGAAGCTGACGATGTCATAGGGTACGTTTGCAAGAGAGTCTTTCCCGATAGACAAAAAATAATACTGTCGTCTGATCATGACATGTACCAGCTGATCGATGAAAATACCAAGGTGTGTACATCCACCAGGAAAAAAGTAATTGACATAGATGAAGTTAAAAAAGAGTACGGTGTCTATCCTAGGAATTTTTGCCAGGTTAGAGCGCTATGTGGAGACACATCGGATAATATTCCCGGTATTCGGGGCGCCGGATTTAAGTCAGTTGTAAAGAGGTTTCCCATGGTCGCAGAAGACAGAGACGTCTTGTTGCAGGAGATAATTGACCATGGTCGAGATATGAATGGAACATCAAAAATTAAGCTATACGAGCGTCTAAGAGAT